GCAGAGAATGATTCATGGTTTAGTGATAATCCTGATGTAGTTGAAGTTGATGAATTAATATAGAAGTGGAGTGATGAGATATGAATTATACTTATTTTGGAAACAGAATTGAAAGAAGCCCATTAGGGAATATGGGGTTACAGTTATTAGAAGCTCAAGAGAAATTAGTTTCTCAAGAATATGAAGTTGAGAATCTTAGAATTAAAGCAGCTATGTATAAAGCATATTTCTTTCGTAACTCCATATTAGCAGAAAAATTACAAAAACAAAGTGAAGAAAACAGAGATGCACTTATCGGAGAGTTTGATGGTTTTTCATATGCAAGTTGGAGAGCTAATGCTGTATATAGAACGCTTGAAAATATGTGCGATGAAGGACTATTAACTGAAAAAGAATATAGAGAATGCAAAGTATGAAACAAGAGTTTCTTTGGCAGAATGGAGGAATTATTATGTATTTAAGAAAAATATTAACAGACGGAAATAAGGAATTTTTAGAAAATATGCGTGTTGACTTTGATTATAAGGGAGAACATTACAATGTAAGAATCAAAAGATTATGTGATAACTTCTTTGAATCATACACAGGAAATTGCTTTGATTATAGCAAAATTTGCAACTGTAAGATTGGATATATAACAGGCGAAGAAGTAACTGTAAGTGTCAAAGCATTATATGATAGTGAATTGATAATTGAATGTGGATGGATTGACACAGAGGATAATGAAAACGGAGAAATTGGATATTATGACTTGTACACTACAGATGGTTTGGTGTGTATGGATGGAGAAACTTGTGAAATTATTGAAGTGAATGAAGATTGTATTGTACTAAAAAATACAGATGGAGAAAAAGATATGACGTTCGCATTAACTTATGAAGAGGCTAACATTTGTTGTTTTGAATGTCCTGCCGAATAGAATGAAATGAGGATTTACTCGGAAAGGAAATATTATGAATAACGGAATTTATCATATAGAGGATAATAAAATTTACAAGATGTCACTAAATAACCCTATGAAAAAGATTGGAGTTGTAGCAAGTGACGAAGCAATTATGAACATTATTGATACAGTCACAGAATACATGTACTGTAATTGGGGCGATTGTTGCATGAAAGAAAAAATAACATGGGCTGAATTACAAAAGGTACGTAATGAAATCAAAGAAAACGCAATGGAAATGATTAAAACAAATTTGGACATGAAACGATGATTTCAAAATGAAATGGAGGAACTTTTTATGTTAATTGAAAGAGGAATGAAATTTAAGGTAGAAGTTTTAAAAAATCCTTTAATTAATACAAAGATTGGTCATATTGTAGAGATTACCAATGTTGGTAAAACAACGGTAGAATTCAAAGATACTGAAACGAATGATTATGGATTTATTGAAAAGTCTAACATTGAAAAATGTTTTCAAAGTATATGAAACGGCGATTTGCTGTAGATTGGAGGAAATATTATGTTGAATATAGTTGTTATTAATTGTGATGGGAAATATGTGGAATACGAATGGGATTCAAAGAAAGCATTTGTACAGGATATGCAAAGTGATAATGAAAATATTCCAATGCTCGATGATCCTTTAGCAGAAGTCAACACACAAGACGATAATTTACAATTATGGTGGAGAAATACATATGGAATGACCGTAGACGATTTGTTAGAAGAATGTAAACAGGAATTAAATTAGCTAGGAGTGATAAAATGGAATTTATGACAGTAGATAAATTTTTATATGACAAGCCATATTATAATAATATAATTGCACTTAGAGTACAGGACGAAAAAGTATACTTTGTAGGTTGGATGGAAGATGCCGAAAATTATAAGATAAGCTGGATGAATAAGGGAAATGAATTAGATTTAAGTTCATTACTTTTAAATTATAATCTTTATAAAGAGATTACGGAGTTGCCGGGCTATAACACAATGGAATACGGTTGGAAAACTGATGATGACGGAAATGTAATTAGTGAAGAAGAAAGTGAAGATGAATATCAGGCATTTATTGATTTGCTAAACGATGGATATAAAATATTTGGTATAGGGAAATATGAAATATGTGACATAATTGATTCGTTAAAAGACGGAGATTATGTGTTTATAATCGAAGGTTTTGGTACAGATAAAATCTAAGTTTTAAGAGGTTGGAAATAAAAATCCAATCTTTTTTATTAGAAAGAGAGGTGTTGTTATGACAAAAGAGCAAAGATTACAATTTGCGGAGTTGTTAGACGAATATGAAAGCGAATTGAAAGCTAAAAAGAGAGAAATAAGGAAATGTAAGACAGTAGAAGAGTACGCTGCACAGAAAATGTTGAGAAAACATTTAAAAGCAATAAGCGAAATCAAGAGAATAATATATTATCAACTATAGAGGAGAGTGATTAAGATGAAATATTTATATTGTTGTGGAAAACAGCTTATTAATTTAGAAACAGAAGAGAACCAGAAAAGGGGATTAGGAGAATTTTGGTGTGATAAATGCAAACAGTCATATAGAACAGAAATATATCCTGTTTATAATAGTCGTAATGACATTACATTCATAATGGAGGATGTATACAAGGGTAATGATGAATACTTAGTAAGCACAGAAATTAAAGGATTTTATTACGGCAATCCTGACGAAGAAAATAATAGAAAGTATTATGGAAAATTAAAGGCAAATTTTTAAGAAAGAGGTGACAATTATGGTATGGGTAAGAGATAGAATTTCAGGAACATTTATTGATGAATTTGAAACAAAACAGGAAGCAAGAGGTGCGATTAGAGAGTATGAAAAGGAAGACAAAGAAAATGAAGTCTTTGAAGAAGATTTTTATGAAATTTATGATCCAGAAAATAATGAAATTATAGAGTAAAAGTTCTTTTTATAGTACTCACAAGATGATATAATTAAAGCAACTTAAAGATGACGGCTTAAAAAATAACGGAAATAGAAATGGAGGTAACGATTATGGGAGAATTAATCGGAAGTATTATAGCATTTATCATTGTATTTGGTATTCCTTATCACATTAGTAAAAAGGAAGAATCTCGTAAGAGACAAGATATGTATAATAACTTAAATAAGAAGTCTGTAGATGAAATGGATAAATGGCGAAAATAATATAGAAGAGAAAGGTGGTTGATGAATATGTTCGGAGGACTATTAGCATTCTTAGGAATTTATGCAGGAAGTGCTGCAAAGGCAGCTAAAGATAACTATGATATGAAGAAAATTACTCGTACAGTTGATGAAAAAGGGAATGTTCATTATTCGGATAGGCTTTGTAATGATTATATCAATGGAGAAAGAGTAAAGAGAGTTGAAACTACTGACAGAAATGGAGTTAAGTTGTATTCTACAGTTGGTGTAAATAGCAGTAAAGTATATGACACTTCTTATGGGAGGGGTACACAGCAGTTATTCGAAATGAGTGAACGTGAAAAGCAAGATGCAATTGAGCGTGGCAAATTAGCTTATATGCAGTACAATCCTTATTTTGGAAGATCGGTTACAACGGAGATTTCAACTGGTAGAACAATTACTTGTCTTTTTGCATGGGAACATGGAGATAAACCAATTTATAAGAAATGGTACTTCAGACCTGAATGCCAGGATAAATTCGGCTATAGAGAAACTGTTAAAGGCGATTATGGAATCGACATTACAAAAGAAGAATACTATAAGCTACAAACTATTGGAATTAGTCATACAAATCTACCAAGCGATCAGAAAGTATTAGATGACTTATGGGGAAGAAATAGGTAATTTACAGAGTAGTTACAGAGGAATATGTTCTGAAGATGCAGTTGATAGTATGGAAGAAGCGAATGAGAAACTTGATGAAGTGATTGAGTTGTTAAGTGATGTTGTATAGTAAGTAAATAATAGTTTCATTGGGAATGGAATTGTCGTAAGGCAGTTCCGTTTCTGATATAATGGAGAATATAATATTGAGGTGATATAAATGTATTATATAAAATGTGGAACAGATTATATTTGCAAAGGTTCTTATATTGTAAATGGCGAAAAACACAAAATTGTTGGAACACTTGAAGAAGCTAGAGCGTTTAAAACGTGTTTGGGCGCACAAATAGCATTGGATGTACTGGAGGATGCTAATGCTTACAATAATATAAATATAATTGATTGTGAAATAGTTAAGGTGATATAGATGAACAAATTACAAAAAGTATGGAACGATTTAGATAAAGCATATGAACATATGGAAAATGCAATTGAGACATTATCAAAAATGAATGAGGCGACAACTGAATTAGAAAATGCAATCGAAAAATTTGACATGTCGGAGATTTCATATATGAAGCAGCTTGTAGAAGAGATGGTAGAGAATAAATAGATGAAACCAAGTTTTCTTTTGGAAAGGAGAATATTATGGGATGGTATGGTTCACAAGCAATATTATTAGACGAATATCTCAGAAATAAACAAAAACTTGCTGAGTTAAAAGAGAAAAAGCGATATATGGACTATAGAGAATATGACGTATCAGAAATACAAAGAGAAATAACAAAAATAGAACAAAGTATAGTTGAATTTATTTGCAGTCTTAATTCAGAGCGTTTAAAAGAAATAATTTATATGTCATTAGATATGAATGTAGATTTAGGTTATCCTGACAAGTTGATACACAAGAAAATCTAAGTTTGCTGTTACATTAGAAAGGAGAATAACATTATGAAGTCATTATTCGAGAGAGCTAGAAATATTCGTCATGGTTGCTTGGAAAGCAGATTGGTGGCAAGAATGGAAACAGAGGGAAGACCTCTGACGGATGAAGAAACTGTAAATGAGTTAGAATATCTTGCAGAGACAATTCCTTATGCTGGATTAGAAAAAGAGGATAAGGATAATATTAGGGCAGCGATTAGATATTTAAGGAAATATTACTAATGAAATTTAACTTTCCTTTGATGATTGGA